TTATAATAAAGTCAGAATTGTGTCTTGTTAGAGCGGGGCTTATTCCTTTTTCGTCAAAAACTCTATTTTGTTGATAGGGTTGCCTGCCGTTGGATTCCTTAGACGGATTTAGCTGTATCACTGTCATATCGGAATGTAAGCCTCCTGAGTGTCCACCTCCTGTAAGAGTGCTTGCGGTTTTAGGAATGATATAGGTATCATCGGCGTTCATATTGCCGTTGGCTTTGAGTGTTCCACTAAGTTTGGCTTGAAATTGGTATGTTTTTTCTTTTCGAGGTGCGCAATCATCTTCTGTGATAGGAAATACTCCTGACTGACTTCGTCCTGCAAGATGTCCGATAAGGTATATCCGCTCTCTATTTTGGGGTAATACCCACTTTGTATTAAGCAGTTGAAATTCAAGTCTATAACCCCCAATGTTGGCAAACGCTTGGATAATCGCCCAAAAGTCTGCGCCAGCATTTGAGGAGAATGCTCCCTTAACATTTTCCCAGATAAAAATACCTGGTCGGATGTGAGCAACGAGGGCAATTGCGTGCGCGATAAGGCTACTTTTGGCTCCTGCGAGCCCTGCACGTTTTCCAGCAAGTGAGAAATCTTGGCAAGGCGATCCGAAAGTGATAAAGTCAATGTCTGTAAAGTCTCCTCCGTGAAGAGTGGTAATGTCTCCGATGTGTTTTGCATGTGGAAAATTGTATTTATAGTTTGCGATTGCGTGTTTGTCTATCTCACTAAAATAGTGCTCTGTAAATTGGTAGCCTGCCCGCTGAAAGCCGAGCGAAAAACCTCCAATCCCGCTGAATAGGTCAATGATTTTCATGTTTTTTATTTAGTTGCTCCTTTCTTAATCCCATGCAATAGGAATAGTAGTTAATATTCACTTCATTATCAAGGAGGTAATCGTACCACTCTATGATTTTACCCTGGGGTTGGTTACTTTTTAGGTCAAAGTATATATCCGAGAGACTGAAGAAGTAGTCAGATATTAGGAACATATCTACACTATCATTACCTACGGAAAATTCATAGGTTAAATCGTGTTTTTCACAAAATTCTATGAGTAGCCTATCTACGGCTACCTCAAAGGCTCTTAATGGGGTGTTAGTTTGTTTTTTCATTTGCTTTTTGTTCTTTTTTCTCTTTATTAATGTCGTCCATGTGTAAATACATTATCTCAGTTAAATCATTTGCGTATGCATTGAAAGCATTGAGCAGCTGCGGGTCTATCTTATTGACCTTTTCAAACTCTTCTACTACTTCGTTGTTTTTCTTCTTGCATTCCATAAATACCTGTTTAAGTCTAAACCTTGGATAGCTTTCATCAATCATGTGAAGTAATTCACTGGTAGCTTTGCAATAGGATAATGCCATAATCATATAATGAGCCATATTCTCCCTCTTAAGAATTGGTTTTACTTGGCTTTCACGATAATCAGCAACGGCTATCTCCATGAGATATTTGGCTTCCTTCTCTGTGATTTGTAGCCCGCGTGCTCTTAGTTCTGTTATAAATTTTGTACTTTTCATTTTAAAAAGGTGTGTTACTTTTAGGATCTATTTTTGGCAAATTATTTTCTTGTTGTAAGAACGAGTTATATTGCCCTCCTCGTTCAAAAAATCGCATGTACTGTAGCTGACATCCCGTAATTATTCCTCCTGTTGTGCCGTTGCGAAACTTTGAAATAATAACCTCTACTTCATTGGCTGTAGGTGATCCGTCCTCCCATTGTGGTATTCCGTAATATTCAGGGCGATAGAGGAATAGTACATTGTCGGCATCCTGCTCTATGGCTCCTGATTCTCTGAGGTCTGAAAGCATGGGGCGCTTATCTGCTCGTGTTTCAACCCCGCGGGATAGCTGGGATAAGGCAATGATTGGTATGTCTAACTCCTTAGCCAACCCCTTGAGGGTACGGGATATTTCACTAATTTCTTGGTCTCGTGTGCGGCCCTTTTGGTTATTACTAATGAGTTGTAGGTAGTCAATGTAAATGATTTTTACTTTTCTTTCCCTTACCCACTTCTTTGCTTTGATTTTTAGAGATAGTAGTGTAAGAAAGGGTTCATCATCAATATACAAGGGCAGTTTATTGAAAGAAGGACGGAGGCTTACTGCAACATCCATCTCACTTTGTGTAAGTGAGCCAAAAGCCAACTTGTTGCTATCTATCCCTGAGTAATTGGCAAAGAGCCTTGCCGTTAGTTGTCTTGCACTCATTTCAAGGGAGAATATCCCTACAGGGTAGCCTAATCGTGCTTGATGCAGAGCATCACTAAGAGCGTATGCTGTCTTTCCCATGGCAGGGCGCCCTGCTATAATGACAAGATCACTCGGTTGGTAGCCATTGAGTTTAAGGTTTATGTCTCGTACAGCAGTAGGAACGCCTGCACGCTCAGATTTGGGTTTAAGGACTTCTGTTAAGTAATCTCCTATATCCTTGGGTTGTTTGATAGACAACCAATCAGACACTTTATCAAGCTCTTTGTAGGAATAATCCAATAACTCAAAAATATCAGTATCATCTTCATAGGATTGCTCTATAAGCTGACAACCTACATCAATACTCTTTCTCTTCACATACAACTGCATAAGAATCAACGCGTGATATTGCATGTTTGCTGATGATGATACTCTTTCCGTAAGAGCAATAAGATAAGCACTCCCTCCTACGTCTTTAAGTTTACCCATTTTCTTTAATCCATCACTAACTGTCATTAAATCCGCTACTTGAGACGATTTATATAAAGATAGGATTGCATCATAGATTATTGCGTTTTTTTGATTGTAAAAAACATTAGTGTCTTTTACTACCTCGACAAATTCAGTAACTCCTCTTTGCTCCATGAGCATGCCGCCAATTACAACTTCTTCCAATTCAGGGTTGTTAGGTATTTGTTTATTTTGCATTTCAAATATTTTTTAATAAGTAATTTCATTACCATTCTCATCAAAGCGAATGCGTTTAGGAGCTGTGGTTACAGGGGTATTTTTTGCCACTTCTTGCCTTTTTTTAAGCCAGTTTTTAAAGTGTGTCCTGTAATCTCTCACTTCTTTTAACCGTTCTCCTTGTAACTCCAAATGCTGATTAAAAGCATCTAATCGCTCAGAAAGCATGTTTTTATCAACTACTTTTAGGTTTTTGATTATTGCATTACAAAGATTCTCGTCGTTTAAATAATCACGTTTTAATTCGCTGATTGATTTTATCACTCCGTTATCAGATGAGTAATATTTTTTCTCATCAGTGATGGCGGAGGCGTCTTTATCATCATCATTTACATTTACATTATCATTTACATTTACATTAGGGGTTTGGTTGGGGTTTTCTTGGGGTTTTTTAGGGGTTTGGTTGGGGTTTTCTTGGGGTTTTTCTTTTTTTGGTCTACCCCCTTTTTTACCATGCTCTGCTCCTAATCTTCCATTCTCAAACCTTTGATTATTAGCATCTAATTGAGGTTTTATAAGGGCAAACATCGCTTTTGTTATCGGCTTCTGATTTTCAGTTGTTACTCCGTTTAAGCCATACTCCATTATGGCTGTAAGCACTTCTCCCTGAATATCTCTCGGCAGTTCCTTTATCCCTTCATAAAAGCTCCTGTAAAAGACAAAACTTTCTCTTTCCATGGTTTGTTATTTAAATGAACATTATCTCACTAACTTTGCCCTAAGCCCTCTCCTTAACATTACACGCCAAGTACAAGCAAGGGCAAAGGTCAAAGAATGAATGAGTATTTAAAATAATGATAATTGTAATTGCTTTTCTGTCATTCTCCTTGCATTCTTAACAGCGGTTTCAAAGTATTTGTCCTTGAGTTCTATTCCTATTCCGTAACGGCCCAACTCAATAGCTTTATATACCTCGCTACCTATTCCTAAGAAAGGAGTAAATACTGTTTCCCCTGGATTGCTCCACATCTGTACACAACGTTTGATAACTGATAATTGCAAAGGGGCTATATGCTTTTCATCTCCTAAGTCCGTACCCTCTGAATTGTTTAGTACGTCTGTCCTTTTAATGTCCATCCATGTATTTACTCGGTAGTCCTCCTTGATTGCATTAAGCTGCTCTATATCGCTCTTTTCCACATTCCACACAGGAGATGCCCATTGCTGCCAAACATCTAAGGGGAAATTATCTTGGTTCTTGTTGTTAATCGGTGTCCAATCTTCCTCGTTACCTTCCCACTTACGGAATATGGTAACATATTCGGGTAGTCCTACTCCTGTATAACTACTATCCTTACGAAGTTGTTTATATAGTAGCCGTTGTGTTTTTGTTCGTTGCATCTCAAGTACAGGATCCGTCCAGATGTTTATCTTTGAGTGATATTTAAAGCCTACCGCTTCCACTGCTCTATGGTGATCTCCTGTAAAGTCATACAACCCCGTGTAGCCGCTTGAGTTCTTATATACAGCCAAATCCTTGGTGTGGCAAACCATTAATCGCCCTGGTTTAAGGATACGATACAAATCGTGCAAAAGAAATGTGTATTGCTTAAAAAACTCCTCGTGGCTCTCATTGTTCCCCATGTCGTGTATGTAGTTGGAGTAGGTGAACAACGAACTAAATGGAGGGCTAAATATGATTAAATCAACGGAATTGTCAGGGATACGCTTAATCTCTATGCAGCTATCACCTTTCATGAGCCAATATTTGTTTGTCTTTACCTCCTTGAACTCATAGGAGTTGAGCAACCCAAAAGCATCACCATTAATAAACTTGTTCATTTGGGCCTGCATTTCTTTGAATTGTCGTTCTTTCTTATCAATTGATAGTCTTACGTTTTCCATGGTGTCAGTTGTTATTAGGTATATATTTACTTCGTGTGTTTGTCCAAATCGGTAGGAGCGCCTTATTGCTTGATAGAGGCTTTCAAAAGAGAAATCTAAACTTGCAAATATCTGATTGTGGCAGTTCTGAAAGTTCATACCGAATTGGGCTATTTTCTTTTTGGTTACCAACACTCTAAATTCTCCATTAGCAAAGCCGAGTAATTTCTTTTCCTTGGTTTCTGTCTTCTCACTTCCGTTCACTGCCACGGCATCAGGAATAAGCTCTAATACTTTCTTCTCTTCCTCGTTCTGATTAACCCAAATGATGAAAGTTTCATCGGAATTATTAACGATCTCGGCCACTACTTCAAGGCGTGGTAGTAGGGTAATCCTAAGCTCCTTGTTGAACTCTGTAGCACTTACTGATACATCGTTAAAGAGTTTGCCATTGTCTTTCTTTTGGGTCTGTATCTGTCGCTCTATATAATTAAGTTTAGGAAGTTCGTACCCCTCAGCTTTAAAACCAATATCTGAAGGCTTGGTTAGCATAGTAGCCCATGAACTTATCCAACCATAGAAATCACGAGTTGCGTGGCCCTTTAATCGGTAGTTGTTCATTCCCTCATCTCTCACGAACCACTTAGCACGCATGTCCTGGGCATCTAACACATTAAGAAACTCGGAATGGTTACCTATCTCGTTGAGATCGTTAGGGCTCGGTGTAGCTGTGCAACAGAGCTTGTAAGGTGTTTCTTTGAATCTCTCAATAAGGGCATTCTTATATTTGCCTGTGAAGTTCTTGAGGATAGAGCTTTCGTCAAGTACTACGCCAACAAATTGCCTTGTATCTATGTTATCCAACTGCTCGTAGTTGCAGATATACACCCCTTTCAGCTGTTCGTTATTGTGGTATTTTTCTATCTTAATACCAAACTTTTGCCCCTCCTGTATCGTCTGCCCCGCTACTGCTAATGGGCAAAGAATAAGTACGGGTTTGCCTGTATGCTCGCTTACTTGGTGTGCCCATTCCAATTGCATTAGGGTCTTTCCCAACCCACAATCGGCAAAGATTGCATAACGTCCCATTCTTAGGGCCTTACCAACTATGTAACGTTGGAAGTCAAAGAGATTGCTATTAAGCTGCTGCTCTGATACTTCAAAGCCTGCCGCTATAGTTTTTCGCTCCTTTGATTTTAAAAATTCTTGATACTCGTTCATTTTTTTGATTTGATTAGAGATTTGATAAAGATTGCCGCGCGCTCAATCTCCTTTCAAATCGGTTGTTATAGCCCCCGCTCACGGCTCGAACGTGAGTGCTTGCCTATCGGGGTAACCATGTCTTAAG